TCAGGTTTTGCGGGTAAATTTTTCGCGCAACTCACGGTCGACATCGTCATCAGGAAGATGATTAACAGTCTGCTGTACATCCCTGGCTCCTTTTGTTGCTTCTACCCGGCGTTCTGCAACGGCCTCAGTAGCTGCTGCGCGTTCTTCAGTGCGCTGCTGATCTGCTTTGGCTTCCGCTTTATTGGTGCCTCGCAAATGGCCAACACCAAAACCACCAGCAGCTGCAACCATAATTGCGCCAATAACGCCGATAATGATTTCTACAATGCTCATGCGATTACCTTTGGTTCAAATGAGCGGACGTTGATAGGCTGACCGTATGGAAAAGACCAGTTAAGCCATGTGAAGGTTTTAAGTTCACACATCCCGTCGAACACCTCGCCAGGTTTAATATCGCTATAACTGCAAACGATATGTAATTCGTCACCCTTCTCCTGCAAAACAACCGTGTCCGTTTCCCAATGTGGAATGAGAAGAACCAGCCACTTAATCATGAGAACACCGATTTTGCTTTGGCGTAGCGTGCACGGCGGTCGTTAATACCGTTCTGTCCACCATTGATGATCTGAGTGATGCGAACCAGATCGCCGGAGTAGCTCAGGCATCCGCTGGTGGCGTAGAACCATGCAGCTGATCGTGCTGCGTTGATATCCTTTTCCAGCAACTCAGGATTACTGACTAAATCCAGTTTTAATCCCGTTCCGCAGCGGCGGTAATTATCAAGACCGGTAATCTGAATCAGTCCACGGCCACGATATTTCCACCCATCTCCTGATGCTTTGTTACTGAGGCGATTGCTGTACACCAGATTTGCAATGGCTGGCTGATTGGCTACCTGCCCTTTTTCTTTGTCACGCCCAAGCATATATGCCTGATAGTTCGTAATACGGCGTCCAAAGGTGGTCAGCAGAGCGGCTGGGGTGTAGTTGAAGCTCTCCACCAGCGCGGAGAATCCCGCTGATTCATGTCCTGACTGAGCAATAAACATTGCCTGGTCTTCAGGCTTAATAATGCCGAACTCTTTCATCGCTGCATCAATATGCGGAAACCAGCGCGAAGCTAACCCGGCGCTTACACCAGCCGCCTGTTGAAATTGTGATTGGTTCATTAATGCCTCAGCGTATCAACGAGACGCGCCACGTTCCCACGAGCCCATAACACGGCAGCGCAAATAAGAAGGTTTACGATGACCACCATCCAGTGTGACTCCTGGTAGAGGCCAAACAGATATCGGAATGGAACGCTGGCATAAACCAGCACAACGAAGTAAGCCAGCAATGATATAGCGGGGCGATGTCTTGCCCCTTCACGCTGGTAGAACATCAGGACGAGGACGATGACTGCACAAATACCTGCATTCACCATCGCTGACGGATCACTTGTTACCATTGCTGGCCCCTCCTCCACGGAATCGCGAAAGAATACTGAACAGGCTTCCCAAATCCTGACTGTTGAAAAATGTGAGAACTTTGATTGTCATCGCCGCCACTACAACAGCACCAAGTGCGTCTAATGGCCTGTCACTGTACCCGGTGGCTTGTGACAACTTTGAACCAACCAGGCCAGCAGCAAGAACGCCAACAATGAACGACGTCATGAAGTAAGCAATCAATCGTACTCGTGTGATATTTGCCGCTGTCGCTACATAAAATACTGCACCAGCGAATGCACCAAATACCACGCCATAATCAATACCGGTTGCAAGACCAAATACGCTGGCTCCCATCAGGCCACCAGCCGCGACCGTAGTGCCAGAAACAGGATCGGACATTAAGCCCCCTCTTATTGCTGTGAGTCCTCTCAGAACGAGGGGAAACAAAAAAGGCCGCCTGTGGGCAGCCTTCATAGATTTATTGATAATAATATTATCTTGGTAAATGTTGTGGCGGTCCAATCCACGAGAAAGAGTTGAAAACATCTTGAATTATTGCTGATATTTTCAGCATTGATTCTTCTGACACATCTACTTCACCATGATGCCCGTCAGCCATCGTATACCCAAGCTTGGTACCGAATAAGTTACTCAGCATTAATGCACCCTGAGGGGCAACAACGAAACCATTATCCATAGGCTGGAGTTTCAACGGTTTCGGAACCTTTCCCGCACCGAGGCCTCGCGCCCTATCTTCTAAGTGTTGAGCTGAATTCCTCACCGCCCTTAAGTGGGGAAAATCATTGGCTACCTTAGCATGTAACTGTTTTATTTGTGCTGGCGCACCATCTTCTTCGGAAAGAACTTTTATAAATTTATCAATGGTGTCCAGAGCATTCAGAAATGATTTGGCATGTAAAAAAATGATTCTCTGTTCATGGATTAATGGAGCGTCTCCGTTACGCCATCTATCCTTTTTTAAGCGAACATCAACCTCAAACCTTACTTCTTCGTAACCTTCATAGGGGCTTATGCCCAATTCATCTCTCACCTGCTGTTCTAAAACCTGACGTTTTTGGAAATCATTCTGCCACTGCTCAGGGTTTTGAACTCCCCTACCTGATCTGTTAACCCTTTCGCCATTAAATAAATTTAATGCGACGTTAGCATCATAAAAGGCCGTTTCTAAATGACTTAACAGTCTTTCAAATTTCCAACTTAGTTCCCTGTCTTCATAATTAAGGTTGCTACCGGGCTTAGTTAATTCAAAAATCAACATTTGTCTGTTCCGCAGGAAGAGGTCAGACAATTATATTACTACCAAAAAATGATTAATCCATTTGTGGTCACACAAAAAAACCCGCACGATGGCGGGTTTCTTTTTGTTCTGTTGCTCAGTTCGCTTTAACGTCCCGAGCTTAACACAATTTAAGCACTTTCCGCGCAACTATTCAAGTAGAATCTGTTGCTATTTGTGCCGAATACGTCACACATTGGCTTGTATAGCATCGATTCTGCTACATTTAGCCAAACATCAATCCGGCTTTCACAGGTTCGCAAACACCATTCAGGATGTTTTTCATTTAAGTCTCTGGCCATCGCCTTTTTGCTAAGGCGCTTGATATATCGATCTTCAATAAGAGCGTATAACTTCTTATGTCCTGACTGCACAAGTATCTCGCTGAGTACAGCGTTGATGGCTAGCGCTTCTTCATCGGTACAGAACGCCAGGCCGCTTTTATTATTCCCTTCCTGAATCTCTTTGAAGAACGCTTCCAGTTCGGGTTTGCTGATACCCGCTTTCTTCATGCGTCGTAGTGCTTCGTTAATTGCCGTTTTGGTTATTTTTCCGGATGCAAGTAGCTGGTTAAACATGTTTCCACCACTACCACCACCGATATAAGACCAGCGGCCCCACATGCGCAGCTTACCCTGTATCCAGATACTTTCCAGAGTACGAAGACGAACCATTTCACCAGATTTACCAACTTCAGAGGGATTAATCATTTAGCGTTCTCCACTTACGCCAGTACGCCGATTGCCAGCGCACGATCTATAACCCGAAACACCAGAACCAGTTGGTCACCGTATTTCGCTTCAAATGCCACAGGATCAGCATGCAACTCGTCGTGATGCTCTCTGCACAGAGGAATCACAAACAGGTCATGTGCCTTTGTACCCATTCCACCCTGCCCGCGGCCAATCAGGTGGTGGGGGTCGTCAGCTTGCTTGTTACAGCAGACGCACGGCTGAGCCTTAACCCATCTCGTGTATTTCTCATTCACCCAGCGGCGACGCTTGGGCTTAAGCATGAAGGATTCCGGCGTCTCCGGGTCTACCTTCATAGCCACTATCTTTTTCGCTTTCTCCTGCACCAGTTGTTGAGCAGGTAATGTCGGAACAATATCGCTTTCACGTGTTACCGACTGGTTAGTCTCTTCCTTCAGACGAAGGGCTTTATGGGCTACGGCTTCAGGTATCTCGTCAGCCAGGTCGTTCCTGACCATCCACCAGCAAAACTCCGGCAGCGTCAGAATGTGGTCCTCACTGAAACCTAATTGGCCGTTTACAACCTTCAGTAGCCAGGATACCAGGTTTTCACGGGCTATACCCGCCAGACCTTCAGTGAACTGATCACGAATTTTTAAGTCGCAGCCCCAGCACGTGCGGATTGAGCCAGGTACATGCCGGGTGATGGTGTAGTTGCGGTCGTGCCACTCGCTGTGTGGGTACTGACATTCCAGTTTTCTTTCGAGCCAGGCATCCAGTGAATTCAGTCCACCAGCACGATGTATGACCTTCTGATTTTCGAAGACATCACGCATTAACGGATCGTTCTTAAGCTCCTGAGCTGTCTCTGGCAGCAGGCCAGACGGCAACTCAGCCATAGACTCTCCCTGTGGCTCGATAAGAACACGGCCACGTCTGAACAGATGCATCAGTTCACTGCCTGGGCGAAATATTACTACCCCGGTCATTGGTGCAACTTCAGGTGTAAGTAGAGCTCTCACTGTTACCTCAGGCTACGATGTCGATAATTTTTAGTAGTTCACTAAACTTAGATTCGAAGAAATGTGGCTGTGTTTCTCTTGGGTTGGCTGGACTGGTGATGTTCTTCCCGTACATGCAACCTTTCGCAGTTAGCGACCAGAACTTTTTAACACCATTGACACCGGTGCGACTGTGGCGCTCTTTTTGCTCAACAATGCCAAGCCTGGACATCATGTGATAAACCTGATTCGCTGTGATGCGGATATTTTTTGCTTTGAGGAGAGCACTTAGTGACTGTGTCGGGCGACTGGAACCGTCCAGGGCTCCTGCGGGAGCATCAATAGCATAATGCGGCATTAGATCCGGTAAACCTGCGACCTGCTGGAGCTTTTGATAAGCGCCAAGTTTGGATGAGTTAGAAAGATTGAGCAGTTTTGCAGCAGATTCAAGCAAGATTACCCCAGCCTGAACACGATCGGATGCACCTGCAGATTTTCCTGATGATTGAATGGCATCAAACGTCCTGATCACTTTCAGATTAAATGCTGCGCTAATCCACATTGCGTATGAGTAAACTAATTCACGGCAAACATATGTACCCTGTAATTTCCCGCCTCTAATAACACTTACTGGCTCGGGTACATCCGAGTTGCAAATTTGCACCTCGGTTATTAATTGCTCTGTTTGTTCGTTTCGCAGCCAAAAAGCTGGTTTGTGTTTATCAAGTCCACCTGCTGCTCGGTGAAGATCATTGAGGCTATAACGACCAACAACGTCACGACTTACGGATACACCATCAATTACCATCAACTGATTCATAACCTTCTCCACTTATTGAAATGCGAAGCGGACTGCACCCCACTACGCCGGTTTTCGTATTTTACAGACTTCGAAATGTGCTTGCATTGTCACCTGTATGTTTAAACAGTTATTTATAGTGTTTAATATTAATTTCTACCCTTCCAGGCTTTACTACCGGTCCCCACTCGATGGCCATCCGTTTAACCTGACTGTCGTCTTCCCAGACACTGGCATTCGTCAGTGCGTCGAACAGCGCTTTGTTGTAGTTGTCCAGATCCCTCCGTCTGTTATCTGGCGGGAAAAGAACAATGTTTACCTCAACGTTGACGTTAACTGGTTTCGGTATGCCGCCGTACTGCTGCACAACAGAGGCATAAACGTTCTTTTTGAACTTCCTCCCCATCTCGCTTATCAAATGCTTACCCTTTAACGCTCCACGGTCAGGGGCCCGATAATAGGTGTTAACCGTTGGCGGGAATGGCAACGTTAATTTCATTGCTGAACACCTCTCGCTTCCAGCCATGACAAGGCACGTTCTTTTGAATCACTATCACCGTTAATGAGTGACTTGATGATCGATATCGCGTCTGCCTCATCATTTCCTGAAATAACGGTGATCCCCCTGGAAACTCCAGGCGCTACTGAGATATATCCCTTCTTCGCTATGGCCTTCACATGCTCCGCTGCCGCGTTCGGTGATGAGCAACCAATTAGCCCTGCCAGTTCACATATCGTTGGAGGGAATCCAAACCGGCGCTGATAGTTCACGATCGAACCAAGCACTTCACTTTGTCTCACGGTAAGTTTGTTCACATCAGCGCTCCTTAATCCGCTTGTTCAGTATCCCGACTTCGAGGTACAGATGAGACGGCGTAAAGCCAAGCTGCTTAACCATCCCCATGGCACCGTTAAAAATCGGCCTGGCTATTTCGTCACAATTCATACCAGGGTTAGCCTTGCGTTTAGCAGTTATTTCCTCGTTGCATCTTCTGGCGATGTTACGAAGCGCGTTACGTGCTTCAACGTCCTGCATAAGCCACCTCCAGAAACGGAGCAGGTTTACCAACGTAACCAGGAGACATGATTACATCAGGGTGTTCTGCCTGATTCCCCCAGTGATGCCAGCCGGGGGCCGCGTAGCGGCTGAAAACTCAATGCGTGACACATCGCCGTATAATTTCTCTAAGCGGTAACGCGCTTCAGCTGGCTTCTGGCTGTGCTCGCCGAGTGGGCTGTAGATAACCTGTTTTATGCTGGCGTTCTGACGCTCAAGACCTTTCCCTCTGGTGGCAATTAGCAAATCCTCGGTATTGGCGCGAGTATGGTTACCACCGTTCATTCGGGTCTGAGCGTTCAACAGGTCGAGGAAGTCGTAAAAGTCCTCTACTCCACCAGCCTGAAGCGCTTTGTTGATGTGCTGCTCAGCCAGTGAGTTAAACTTCACCCAGGTGAATCCCTTCATGGTCCGAACCTTAAAACCCCATGCCTCAGCAAGTTCGATCGCCTCATGAGTATGTGTACCGGTGAACCACATGGCCAGAACGGAATCTTCCGCAGCCAGCTCCCAGACAGGAAGACGTTTTATGTCGATGAGTTTCATCGTGCTGTAATGGTTTTCCGCTGCGCCATTGCTGATAGTGTTCCCGTATTCCCACGGTGGATCGGCGTAAATCAGTGAATAGCCCATTAACGACCTCCCGAAAATCGACCAGCCAGATAGCATCCGTCTTCGGAAATAACCGCTGGTTTAGCCAGGCCAAGGCAGCGCTGACGTTCTGCCAGAATTGCTGCTCGCTCTGATTCAATGGCTGATGCGCTGAACGCCTCCATGTAAATCGTCGCGGCACGGTGAAAGAGACCTTTCGACTCCAGGTCTTTCGCCGTTTCCATCAGGGCGTTGACTTCAGGAGTTGGTTCAAACACTTCGAAGTGGCAATCTGCTGGCGGTTCCGCGTAGTAACGGAATTGTCGCCCGTCTCGTTTACGCGTTGCCATCCCAGAACCATGCAAGCGGCAAACGGCGAGTTGGAGCCTGTCCTGGCTGAACTGGGTCAGACCTTCGATGATGTCTCTGGTCGTGGAGCCGGGGTTCATGGCAATAAACATCTGGACCGTTTTCAGAATGCTCATCGTTACCCCCTGAACCCTGGTGGAATAGCGCTGTAATCAGTGTTCTTGAAGCTGGGTTTGAAAATGCCATCTTCGCGGGCCCACTCGCCATTAACCCTGGCTGGTCTGCCAGCTTTGTCCCAGTTATTTGCAGACTTGAGGTATCCCGGGAACTTGGACGGCTGGAAAAGCGTCTGTGGTCGCAGGTAATCAGACATCTTCAGGTCATCACCCCACTTCGCGTTGCAGTAATCCACCACCAGCGACAACTCTTCAACGGTGAACCCTTCGCCGATACGTGCACGAATGTTTTGCAGAGACGTGGTTGAAACCTGGTAGCGTGAGTTCGTGACCTGGTTCAGATGAACCAAAACCTGTTTAGCCTGATCAGTAATCAACACATCACGGTCTGGTTGCCCCGCAACCGGACAAGAGTCTTTACCTGTAATCTCTGTAGTACTCTCTGTTGTATTCTCTGTAGGATCATCAGTGCATTTTGACCTGATGACATCGGTTCGTTTTGACCTGATGGAGCGTTTCACTTTGACCTCTTCCATCGTGTCATTTTGACCTGATGGAACAGTGCATTTTGACCTCTTCGATTCGGTCACTTTGACTTCATCTAAAAGCTCGCTTTCATAGTTGATCGTGTAGAAGTTTGTCATGTCGCGTTGAGACTTGTTCAGCTGCTCAATTTTGAGCACGCCGAGTGTCTTCAGGCGGGTGAAGGTACGCTTCAGGGTCGACTCAGACCAGAACGGGAACTGCTCCAGCCACTGTTCTGTCGTGTTGTAAATCCAGCGAACACCATCACTTTCCATGCCTGATTTGGTTTCTTGCAGCCAGTAATTAATCTGCTGCAAAGCAATCGCCTCATTCAGGCCAATGCTGTATGCAAGGTCAGGATTTATTACTATTGGCCGGGATGTCATTAACAGGCTCATTCTGATCCTCTATTTCCCTGAATTTACGCTGAAACTGTTCGAGAGGACTGAAGCATTCATGCTCGTATCCGTCGCGCAGGTATATAACCCGTTGAGTTTCTGGCTCCCACCGGATAACCCTGACTGGGACGCCGTAGCTGTCTTTAAACCGTCTGTTGAGTGCTCGCATTCGACCTTCTCCGCCTGGCCGTTGAAATCACCTACAACCCAATCGGCAAACTGGTAGCAGACAGGCTCAAAGCATCCGGATACCATTACCCCATACACGAACTGCGCCGGACCTTTCCCACCCGGAATAGGTCGAGCAATAAGTTGCGACCTGCGGTACTGTGTTGTTACACTGTTCATGCGTTAGTTTCTCCACTGAATACGACACGCCACGACGCCAGGAGCTGCACACTCGCTGGCGTCACTTCTTTTGACGGCGGCTGAATAAGGCCACAATCGCGCGGATTTCTTCTTCACGCGCTGCCAGATGACGGCGGTGATGTTCCTGAATCTCTTCAGCTTCATGCTTTTCAATCACTCCATCCTCAAGAGCCTTCTGGATAATCTGATCAACCTGACCTCTTGCAGCTGCTGTACGCATTGCACGACTGAACAAGTCAACACGGTCCAGATCTTCCAGGCTTGGTACGTCCACCAGCAGTGCGCCGCGACGCTTGGCAAAGTAGTCGGCAACGAATGACGTGTTGGAAATGTCCTCCATCGCCTCCAGCTCAGTTACTTCAAAGAACCGGCATCCGTTTTTCTCGTACAGGTTGTTGTTGAACTGGGTTTCTGACATGCCTAACGCACCAGCCATAGCCTGACGGCCTCCGGGGTACGCCTTACACATCGCTTTCACTACTTCTTTCAGGGTTTGCTCTACCATCTTGTTTTTCCTTTGGTAGTTTTATTCACGCAGTTGGACCTGTAGACTTTTCGAAAACATCAGGTCGTAATTTTTCTTTAAGTACTCCAGTCACTCTCTCTATGTGTTGAGACTGTTTAATTGGCGGTCGTTTTTCGCGGTGTAACCAGTTCCAGACTTGCTGCTGCTTTACTTCTTTCCCAGAGCTTAAAGAGAGTTTCCGGGCTAATTCAGACTGGCCACCAGCAGCATTAATGGCCTCCGTTAGGGCTAACTGCTCAGGTGTCATAGTTTTCTCCTAGGTATGTAGATAAAAGTTGTATCCAAGTTCGATTATACAACTTCAACAACTTTTATCACAACTTTTTGGTGTTGGAAAGCTAAAACATAAAGTTGTAACCTCGGATTCAAAAGGGGGAAAGTTGTGAATACACTTGCTGATCGATTAAAAATTGCCAGAGAAAAGCAGGGAATGAGCCAATCTCAACTAGCTGACAAAATTGGCTTGTCTCAGCAATCTGTAGCAAAGATTGAGAACGGAGAGACTCTCCAACCAAGAAAGATCAAAGAGATTGCAAAAGCTTTGAATGTTTCTCAAAAGTGGCTGCAGCTGGGAATAGAAGAGAATGGTTCTCTATCCGATTTCGTAGTTGAAGAGTTGGAAGAAGCTAAATTAGATCCTGAAGTATTTGCCAATATACCTGTGCTTGATATTGAGCTTTCGGCTGGCAATGGATGTGAGGCTGAAATAGTGGAATCTATAGTTGATTCATTTCCACTAAGGCGTTTAGACCTAAGAAAATCTGGTGTTAGCCCTTCAAATGCAAGAATTGTAAAAATCTGGGGTAATAGTCTTCTACCAGTTTTAAACAATGGTGATCATGTTGCTGTAGATTTATCTCAATCAAAGCCAATAAGAGATGGAGATTTATACGCAATACGTGATGGAGTTTTACTTCGTGTTAAAGTACTTATAAATCAACCAGATGGTGGTTTAGTGCTACGAAGTTTCAACAAAGAAGAGTACCCAGATGAAGTACTCAACTTTGATGAAAGAAGAGCCAGAATTCACGTTATAGGTCGAGTATTCTGGTCTTCAAGATCATGGTAAGGCAGCAAAGAGCATCTCTTCAGAAATGATTTGAAGTTTCGCCCCCTCATCATCTCTGTATGAGACAGCTTTTTCAATTTTCCTCCCGTGGCTTGAGAACTTCCAATCACGGGATGAAAGTGTACCTATAACCAAATAATCAATTTTCTTAGTAATGCCATTTGATATCAGCCCATCACTATTTTTTATTAGGTCTTCCACATGCGATCTTTTACCAGCTAAAAATACGCCAGTTAAACAGAAAACTTTTCCTTTAATTTCTACTGAAGCTGAATGATTTAAAGGAAGCTTTGTAGATAGCCCCTCAACGACTCCACTTTCCAGATCACAACCGGTAAAGTCTACTAATGCCTTATGTAAGATTTCACTTTCTTCCGCAGTAATGACACCATCACTTAATATATCTTTCACCAAAGTGTATAGCTCTTTACCAGGATAGTTGCTTTTCAAAGCACCGTTCTGCGTTAGCCACCAGTCAAGATATCTAACTTCGTCCTCACTCAGCTTGCGATCTGATATCAATCCTTTACAAAGTCCATTTAGGAGATGTAAATCTGATTCGGTCGAAAAAAAATCCACATCTGGGATATCAAGAATTTCTCTCTGTATATCACTCAGATGTGTTTTTAGGTCGTCGCGTTCGTCATCTGTAACAATCCCATCTGATAGAATCTTAGAAACCCTTGCGCTAAGGCTTTTTATAACACCGTTGCGAATTGATTGGTTTGCTTCAAGTAACCAGGTGTCTAGATACAACACCTCTTCATCTCTTACATGTCCGTCTGCCAAAATCCCGTCAATAATGCTGATTAAATTAGCAAAAAGTTTGTTTCGGTTTTGTGTGTAGTTAAAAACATAGAGCTTGTCTTCCATACAGCCTCCTTTTTTCCTCATCCTTGCATTCAAAAGCCAGGCAATCAAACCACATAAAGTTGTTGACATGGTGATAAATCACAACTAGATTACACCTTAAAGTTGTTATGCATTTTACAACCTAACTACTTAATGTGCTGAATGACACTAATCATAACCTAAGTAAATAGTTACGAGAGAAGGAAGTAAGAAAGCTGTGTGGAGTCTTGGCGGTACCAGTACCAACCTTTGAAGTCCCTGGTACCGCCCTTTTTACTCAACTGAAAGCGCGTTCTGTCCCTTGTCATTAAGTGCCAGTTCGTTAAATCCAAAACCAGCGGAACGCGCTTTCAATTGAGTGGAGAAACTAAACACCGGAATTGCAGTACCGGTTATGGCGATCAGCCTCAAGCATCCACTGGGTGCTTGGTGATGGTAATAACGCCATCTCAACCTTACAGGAGACGTTGAGACTGTTCTGGTTGAATTGGAGAAATATTCTTAGCCCGCTTCGCGGCGGGCACTTTTTCTGGAGGTTGTATGTCTGCGAATGATCTGGCGGTTAAGTACGGTACTTACCAGCCCGAAAATTTACTGATTATTCTCCCACTGGACGAAGCATCAGACATCATTCGCGAGCGTCTTCGCGCCGAAGTAAGGAGTGAGCTGGAATCTGAATATGAAGATCGTATTTCAGACGCAGAAGAAGATGCTTCCGAATGGGAATCGAAATCTGATAGTTACGAATGTGATGCCACCTGCTTCGCCAGAGCAGTTGAAAAGGCTTTACTGGCACCATCATTCGAAGAGGCCAAAATTATTCTCGAACGAGTTAGATCAGATAACAGGGAATATTTTTAACTAATTATAAATTAACGAATTAGGCAGCATTCATAGTGCCGGGATTCGTGCAACCAAAATTCAGCGCCGTGCAGGGCGCATATAACACGGAGAAACTAACCATGACGACCACACAGAACGTCACTGAGTTACAACCACGTATGACCAGAGAGCAACTGATAGATGCAGCCCGTAAAGCTGCCCCTCTCCTGCCAGCTGCTTCCCAGTGGCTGATGAATGAACTGGCTAACCGCTACGATGTTCAGGGTGTCGCGCTGTGCGAGTCAATGGAACAGCGTAAAGCACTGGCCATAGAGAACACCGTTTTACGCGAAGATGTTGTCTGCTGGGCAAAAGAATGCGATCGCATCGTTGAAAGACACACTAAAACACGCAGCAACATGCACCTGCTGGAAGCTCAGCGCGAACTTCGTGAGTTAACTCCGGTAACTAATGTTGTGATGAATGAAGGGGCTAAGTGATGGCCGCTAACTCATTCAAACAGATGTCCCGTGACGGGACCATCAAGCGCACCGATACCGGGATGTTTATCAGCCTTGAACATATCCATGTGCGTGAAGGTTTCAACAAGCGTGAAGACGACGAACGCACCCGCCAGGCAGATGACGACCTGTTTAACTATCTGATGAACGGTGGCACCGTTCCTCCACTGGAAGTTATCGCACGTGATGAAGGTGGTGTGTGGGTTGTTGAAGGTCACCGACGCCGTCGCTGCTACGCACGTTGTGCTGAAGCTGGTAAGCCAGTAGACCGCATTCATATCATGCCGTTTAACGGTAACGATGTGCAGCGTCTGGCTCGCATCATGACCAGCAATAACCAACTCCCCCTTTCCGATATTGAACAGGCTGCTGTTATTCAGGAGCTTCATAACGCTTTCAACCAGACCACCAGCGAGATTGCAAAACTGGTTAATAAGTCTGTAGCTACCGTTGAGAAGTTGCTAACTCTGAGTACCGCTAATTATGACGTGCAGCAGGAAGTTAAATCTGGTGCCGTGTCTGTTGATGTTGCTGTTGACCGCGTTCGTGAGTTTGGCGAACAGGCTGGTGAGGTTCTCCAGCACGATAAAGCAGTAGCCGCAGCCCAGGGGAAAACAAAAGTAACGCGCAGTTCTATCGCTCCGGAACTCAACATTAAAAGCGCTCGCCGTTTTGTGGAGTTAATGGCCATGGCGACGATCAGCGATGAAGGCGTGTTCACTTTACAAGGCACGGCACTGGCTGAAGCTCTGGCGATCATCGACGAACACAAAACCATTGCTGAAGCTCGTGAAACATATCGCCTTTCACAGCCAATCCCTACGACAGAGATTATCGGGAAAGTGCTGTATGTGAAGCTGGACGGTAAGGAAATCGGCTCAGCAATAATTTATCGCGGTAAGAACGTCACCCTGGATTTGGGCGATAAAAAAATAATCGCCAGCCAGTCAAAAGCAGTCGCCCACTTCGTTAAACAGCACAAACTTCAGCAGGTACACATCAATGCAAACAATCAATAACCGTATGACAGAAACTCAAATTGCTGATCTCTTCAGCCTGGCGGTTCAGTTGCAGGTTAAAGCTGAAGAATCAGATGATCGTGATACTGCAATTTTTGCCTACTCAATCCAAAACGCCTGCTCAAATTTAACTGAATCCCGTCGCGAGTTCTGGGCAGCAGACGCGACTATTAACAATCTTGAACTGAAAATCACAGACATGACAGTACAGCTCGCTAACGCCGATAGCAAGTGCGGGGAGCTGGCGGCGGAGAATGCGGGGCTGAAAGAGCTTATCGAACAACACGCTAATAGTGTGGCTGTGTGCCCTAATTGCTCGCATGAAGAACCGAGTGAAACAGACGATATCGTTGCCCTGTATCGCTCAATGGAAACCCCAGCCACCGACGCTTTCCTGGCTGAAGTGCGAGCGCAGGGTGTGGAGATGTTTGCGCTCCAGCAGAGCCAGATTGCAGCAGAGCAGGAGCAATCCGGAGATTATGAGTTTTCTCGTCATTGCAGTATTTCAGCAACTGAAGCCTGTGAGTTTGCTGAGGAACTGCGTGAGGGTAAATGTTGTGAGGTGCAATCGTGATTACCGGAACTGCGAATTATGACGATGTCCCTGAAGCTATGTGCGGTATCTGTGGTTGTTTTTACAAGGCAGACGAACCTGATGATCATGAATGCGAGGGGCCTGAAATCGAATGCGACATCTGTGGACATATAAGCACAGACCATGAAGGACGACACCATTGCTGCGAGGAAAACAGTAATGACTAACAGCCCAATGACAGCACTCAACAAACAGGCGCTGCTGAGCACCGATAAACACGCAAATCAGCACATGCTTTCTCGTCTCATCGTTGAAGCTAATAGCGCTGAGATTCGCGATATAGCGGAAGCCGTTGAACAGTATACCGACCGTCTCATTGCATCGCTGGAAGCCGCAGAGAAGCGCATAGATGAACTTTCTGCGAGCCACAGCAAACTGCGTGACACGATAGCCGCCATCCACAACACAATTCGAATGGACGGCGGATATACGCCACTGGCAGCAATACTTAACGCTGCTAAACGCGCACATGAAGAATCAGCAAGCGCCGCGGGCATTGGCGTGAAGGGGAATTGAGATGGCATTAACTCATAACGAACTTTGCCAAATAGCGTACTCATTCCTTAAGCGCAATGGGTTCAAGGTTTGCTTTCATGATCGATTTATTGCGGTAACAAGCACAGGTGAGCAGCCTGATGCTATGGGCTTCAGAAATTTTGCATCTTGCCTAATCGAAGCTAAGTGCTCGCGTGCAGACCTTCTTGCTGACAGGAAAAAGAGATTTCGTCAGCAACCGGAATTGGGGATGGGTGACTGGCGATTCTTTATCAGCGAACCAGGAATTGTCGAAGTTAGTGATTTGCCTGATGGGTGGGGTTTATTGCATGTGGTTAACGGAAGGGTCCGCAAAGTGCATGGATGGCCGCAGGGTAATTGTTGTTGGGGGAACCCTGAAGATAAGCCATTTACAGGAAATAAGCAGGTCGAATGCGATTACATGCTATCTGCTCTGCGGCGCATGGAGCTACGTGGACATCTCAATGAAATCTATGACGGTGTGATAGTTAACAAATCAGAAGGAACCGCAGCATGACAACTAACAACCACCCGGCGCACGGTCCTGTATCACTCGATCGCCTGCACCAGATAAGCGAAATACTCAGCAAAGCAGCAGCACAAAGCGACGGCGGCAATCTCGGCTACGCAATGGCTGATGCTGTGAAGGTGATTGATGGGGCTATTGCCCGCGAACTGGTTCGCCGTGAGCATGCAATATGGTCACAGACCACTTTCGGCGATGTCGGTCCAGTTGGTCCGCTGAAGCACCTTTCCAAAGAAGCACTCGAGGCTGCTGCTGAACCAGGCGACCTTAGCGAATGGGCTGATATGCAATTCCTGTTATGGGATGCGCAACGTCGTGCCGGTATCAGCGATGAGCAGATTACCCAGGCGATGGTGGAAAAGCTGGCGGTTAACAAACAGCGCGAATGGCCTAAGCCGAAAGACGGTGAACCGCGGTTACACATCAAAGCGCAGCCAGCGCCGGTAGTGCCAACGTTTGATGAATGGCTGCAGATTCGCGGTAACAAGCCGCTTGGCTGGGTAAAAGATGCCATGCGTGAATCGTATGACGCCTGCCGCGACGCCATGCTTGAGGCTGGTAACTCTCCGGTAACTCCGGATGGTTCGGAGGATACAAAGCGCCTCGACTGGCTTGATGCTCAGAACAAAAGGCTGAATGAGTATTACGGAACGTCTTACGGTTGGAAGTTTGACGCTAATTTCCAGCGCAACGCCATGATGCTCAATGACAGTAATTATCCGGTTATGAATGTCCGGCAAGCTATTGATGAAGCTATTGCAGCAGCACCGCAGCATGAGGTGAAGCCGTGATTAAGGGAAAGCTAATCAGCAGTCAACGCTATCTTGATAAAGCAAAGGTCGCTGAACGCGCCATACGATTTAGGCGCTTCATTGTTTCTGTGTATCCCGTGATTTTGCGCGGTAAGCAATACACTATCCTTATGGACGGTCATCATAACTATGCTGCTGCGATGCTCGCCGGGGTTGATCCTGATTATCGTCCGATTGGTAAAAAAGTGATGAAAATAATTAGTACCCTTAGCGAACAAGAACGGGAGGCATTTTTCATAAACAACGTGACTGATTCCGATTATTACTTCGTGGAGAATGGTCAGGTTGTTAAAGAATTATTACTTCCAGATACATCATGCCGTTTCCAAGCACATGCAAATAATCAGTGGATATTCGGCGGTTAAATATGCCCAGCAAACTTAAACAGCGGCGTGTGCGCCGCCTTAAATCGGATGTGGCATGGTGGAAATCTGAAGCTGAATACTGTAAGGCGAGAGTGTTCGAACAGGCAAACGAAATTGCTGAACTCAGAAGCATAGTGATTCGTGTGCCAATGCCAGTAATGGTACCAGTTGAGATAGTTAATCAACTTAATGGGAAGGATTCGAAAGAATATCCATTATGTCGCAATTGCAACGATGGAACCCGTCACGGATGTTCATCGTGTGCTTACAGAATGAAGTAACCGGGTGCAGCCGGTTCAAGTGGAGAACTATCTATGAGCGGACAAATCCAACGTTTTCTTACTCCTGATGACCTCTATCAATTAACTGGTTATCGTCGCCCTTCCCTACAGTGTAAAGCTCTGAGGGATAGTGGAGTATTTTTTATTCCACGTAAGGACGGCAGACCAGGAACAACATGGGATCATGTGTCAAACCCGGTTGGCCTTAAGTTGATAGTGAGCAATCCAGAGGAAGAAGAACCAAACTTTAAGGATATGTAATGTCTAGAGCTCGTAAAAACCCTGAGGATAACTGGATGCCTCCCCGCGTTCGCCGGGGAAAATCTGCTTATGAGTTTCGTACAACAGATGGTCGTACCGTCAGGTTGTGCAATCCTGATCTAACAAAATCGCAGGTGTGGGCAGCTTACGAAAACTTCATAAACGATTTAAAGGTTGGTACGAACTTCAACGCACTTTGTGAAGAGTTCTTTAATTCCGGAGATTTCCACGAGTTAGCAACTGAAACGCGAAAAGACTACAGAAAATACGGTTCAAAGGTAAATGTGGTCTTCGGGAAAATGAAGCCAGATAACATCAAGCCTGAGCATATCAGGAAGTATATGGATAAAAGGGGTGTTAAGAGCAGGGTTCAGGCGAACCGAGAGAAAGCGTTTATGTCGAGGGTGTTTAGGTGGGCATATGAGCGTGGCAAAGTGAAGATGAATCCATGCCAAGGTGTGAAGCAATTTAAGGAGCTGGCACGCACCCGTTACGTCACGGACAAAGAATATGAAGCACTATTTAACGTTTCGTCAGTACCGGTGAAGATTGCCATGGAATTAGCCTATTTATGCTGCGCACGTCAGGGTGACATTCTTGATCTTAAAAAGAGTCAGATACTTGATGAAGGTATTCTAATTCAGCAAAGCAAGACAGCCGTGAGCCAGATTAAGGCTTGGACTGTGCGCCTATCGAATGCGATCACCCTGGCTGATTCCCTTCCGTTAAACAGCGGCATGGTGAGCCTATACGTGCTCCATCAGCAGTCAGGTTCTCGTTACACCCGAGATGCATTTAATGCTCAGTGGATGAAAGCGAAAAAGTTAGCCGCTGAAAAATTTCCTGAGCTCGAATTTAACTTCACGTTCCATGATCTGAAAGCTAAGGGAATATCTGATCTGGAAGGAACGCTGCATGAGAAACAGGAAATATCAGGTCACAAAAATGCTTCGCAGACTGCAAGATACAACCGAAAAATATCTGTTGTTCCGGTCGTTGGGGGGCAGTAA